AGCCGAAGAAACTGCGCAGGCGGGCGAATCGGAAAATGAAGATACCAAAGAGGCATCGGCAGAAGATGAATCCGAGGTTGTTGTGTCCATTGGTGAGGAACCGCCACCTCCCGAAGATGAACAGGCCCGCGCTCCTGAATGGGTGCGCGAATTGCGAAAGCAACACCGGGATTTACAGAAGAAGAATCGAGAGCTTGAAGCGAGGCTAACAGCCCCAGCGACTGAGAATAAGCCGGTCGCACTGGGCAAGAAACCAACGCTTGAAGAACACGATTACGACTCTGATAAGTTTGAGCAAGCACTGGAATCATGGTACGAGCGCAAGCGTTCGCACGATGAGGCCGTCGCCAAAGCTGATGCAGAAGTGAGAGCCAAGCATCAGGAATGGCAGGTCAAGCTGGACGCCTACGGAAAAGCGAAAGCCGATCTGAAGGTACGTGATTACGAAGACGCTGAAGCACATGTGCAAGAGTGGTTTGACGTAACCCAGCAGGGCGTGTTATTGCAAGGCGCAGAGAACCCGGCGTTGTTGGTGTATGCATTGGGCAAAAACCCAAAGCGCACTCAGGAACTGGCATCTATTAAAGACCCCGTGAAATTTGCTTTTGCGGTAGCGAAACTGGAGACGCAATTGAAAGTTACAAACCGCACGAAAGCTGCTCCACCTCCTGAAAAGAGCGTGCAAGGAAACACGCGAATTTCTGGATCAGTGGATTCGACACTTGACCGGCTGCGCGCTGATGCTGAAAAGTCAGGCAATTACACCAAAGTAATTGCCTACAAACGGCAGAAGCAAACAGCATAACCAAAACTGTTTTTTAATAGGGATCCAAAATGGCAAACGCATTTAGTAAAGAAGAGCGCGTAGCGTTCGAAAACATCCTCGAAGGCTTCCAGGATGCATTGGTTTTGTCCAAGGCTGTAGCCGTGTACAACACCGACGCCCAAACCATGGAGCGTGCACGCGACACAATCTGGCGTCCACAGCCCTACATTGCCCAGTCTTTTGACAGCACTGTAGGCACGTCAATTGCGTCCAATTACGACGACATGGTGCAACTGAGCGTCCCCGCTTCGTTGGGCTTCAGCAAAACCTCGGCGTGGAAACTCAACGCCAAAGAATTGCGAGATGCCCTGCAAGAAGGCCGTCTGGGTGACGCTGCCAAGCAAAAACTGGCAAGCGACATTAACCGCGCCGTTATGGACGTTGCCGCAAAGCAGGGTACATTGGTGGTGGCTACTGCTGGCGCTTCTGGCGATTATGATGACGTGGCCTTGTGCGACACCATCATGAACGAACAAGGCGTTCCAAACTTTGACCGCTTCCTGGCCCTGTCTAGCCGCGACTACAACGGCCTGGCAGGTAACCTGGCCGCCGCGACCCGTTCGTTCGGTAACTCCAAGTCTGACAAAGCCTACGAGCGCTCTTATGTTGGCATGGTTGCAGGTTTTGAGACCTATAAACTGGACTACGCAAACCGTATCACTGCAAAGGCTGGATCTGCCACCATTGCAACCAACGGTGCGCAAGTGCGCTTTGTGCCTGCTGCTACTACCAACTCGGTAGCCGGTAAGCTGAACGTGGACAACCGCTTCCAGCAAGTCACCGTATCGGCAACCGCCGGCATGGTGGCTGGCGATGCGTTTACCATTGCCGGTATCGAGGCGGTGCACCACATCACCAAGGCATCTACAGGCCAGTTGAAGACCTTCCGCGTTATCTCGGTTGACTCTGGCACCACGATGACTATCAGCCCCCCAATCATCGGCGCTAACTCTGCCCCGACCGACGCTGAACTGGCCTATCAAAACGTTAACGTGGCAAGCACATCCGCTACTGCCGCGATTGTGTTTTTGAACAACAACGCCACCAGCATCAACCCGTTCTGGCAGCGTGACGCGATCGAGATTCTGCCTGGCCGTTATGCCGTACCGTCTGACGCTGGAGTGGCTGTGATGCGTGCTGCAACCGACAACGGTCTTGAGTTGGTGATGCAGAAGTTTTACGACATCGACACAATGACAACCAAGTACCGCTTGGATACATTGTTCGGCGTGGTGAACAAGCAGCCAGAGATGAGCGGCGTGTTGCTGTTTAATCAGTAATCTTGATGCGACAATAGAGGGGCTTCGGCCCCTTTATTTCATTCACCATCTTTTATGATATTCCCAACACACGTCTACCAATGCCCAGGCCAATACACCATGACCAACGGGTTTTCGTGGGGCTGCAAGACGGCAAACGACCAAGCAGAATTTGACGAGGCTTTGCAATCCGGTTGGTTTGCAACGCTGGCAGACGCCGGGCTATCGGCAGGTGGCCAAGCATACGTGGTGCGCAAGGTGGCGTCATGGCGCAAAAATGGCGCAAGGCCAAGGAAAAAAAGCAAAGTGCAACCCGTTGCACCAGTTGAGCAGATCAGCGAAAATGCACCAGCTACCCGCGCAGAGTTGGAGCAAAAAGCAACCGAATTGAACGTCAAGTTCGACGGGCGCACCAACGACAAGCGATTGGGTGAGAAAATAGAGGCTGCACTTAAGGGCGAATCATGAGCTACACCAAAAGGCAATTCATACAATCGGCGCTCGAAGAGATCGGCATCGCTTCGTATGATTTTGACCTATCGTCCGAGCAGTATGAAAGCGCAATGCGTAGGCTGGATGCGATGGCGGCATCATGGAATGCCAAAGGCATCCGCATCGGCTACCCCATCCCGTCAAGCCCTGAGAATAGCGTGCTGGACGAAGAAACCAATGTGCCAGACTCGGCAAACGAGGCAATCATCACCAACTTGGCAATCAAGCTGGCACCAGGCTACGGAAAGGTCGTAAGTGCAGAGACACGCTACACGGCCAAAGAAACCATAATGACGCTGATGGCGCGTGCATCATTCCCGGTTGAGCAACAGTTACCCGGCTCCATGCCTTCCGGCGCTGGCAGCAAAGCCATTGACATCCCATACCTTGTACCTGCTGCTGACCCGCTACTGGCTGGGCAAGACAGCGCCATTGAATTTAACTGAGGCTCAAAAATGACCACAATCAATCAATTGTCCAGCATGGATTCGGTAAGCGGCGGCGACCTGCTGCCCGTGTTTTCAACCGGCAATGGAGATGCTCGCAAGGCCAGCATCTCTATTTTGCTGGCCTACATTGCGGCCAATCTGGGCACTGCTTCCGCCAATAGCCTGACGGCTTCGCTGTACACAAAGGTGACGCCTGTCGCTGTGTCCAGCCTGCCCACTGCGGCAACCGCTGGAGCAGGCGCTCGCGCATCCGTAAACAACGCCACCCAAACACTGACAGCCGGTATCGGAGCGGTGGTGGCTGGTGGCGGTGCAAACACCGTCCCCGTATTTTGTGATGGCACAAACTGGCGTATCGGCTAACAAACTGGAGTATCAGACATGACAACCAATCAATTCTCGCCACGCTACGGCGCAAACCTCGTGGTCGCACCAGGCGCAGCCTCTGCTAACTCGGCTATCAATGCGCAAGACCGCGCCGTGCGTCTGGTTAACACCGGCGCAAACGTGTGCTATGTGCGCGTTGGCGAGGCTGCGCAAACCGCTACAACGGCTGATTTAGCCGTGCGCGCTGGAAGTGAAGTAATCATTCGCAAGGCCAGCAATCATGCCAATATTGCTTACATTTCAGCCACAGGAACATCTCTCAACATTCAAACCGGCGAATCAGGGCTGTAATCCATGCAAGTGCCCATCCTGACCGGAATTTACACCGACAACGGGCCGGACTTCCGAACCGCTTACCCGGTTAATCTGGTGCCTACGCCGGTTCAAAATGGCATCAGCAACGGCTACCTACGGCCAGCCGATGGCATCGTGGCCAATGGCACAGGCCCAGGAATTGACAGGGGCGGCATAAACTGGAATGGCACGCTGTACCGGGTCATGGGCACCAAGCTGGTAAGCATCTCGAGCAGTGGCATCGTTAACACGCTGGGCGATGTAGGCGGTTCAGGATTGGTGGTGTTTGACTACTCATTCGACCGTTTAGCCGTGGCGTCTGACGGTAAATTGTTTTACTGGAATGGCACCACGCTAACGCAAGTTACAGACGTTGACCTTGGCACGGTGGTAGATTTCTGCTGGGTTGACGGATACTTCTTGACCACCGACGGCGAGTTCCTGGTGGTCACTGAGTTGACCGATCCGACGCAAGTCAACCCGCTTAAATATGGTAGCTCTGAGGTAGACCCAGACCCAATCAACGCCATCATCCGGCTGCGCAATGAGGTCTATGCGCTCAACCGATACACCATAGAGGTGTTCGACAACGTGGGCGGCGACTTCTTCCCATTTCAGCGCATCGAAGGCGCTCAGATCCAAAAGGGTGCAATCGGCACGCATGGAAGTTGCGTGTTTGCCGAATCAATCGCGTTTTTGGGCAGTGGGCGCAATGAGGCACCAGGCATCTACCTTGGCGCAAACGCCATGGCCACAAAGATAAGCACACAAGAGATTGACCTTGTGCTTCAAACCTTCACAGAAGCACAGCTTGCAACCGTGAAGATCGAGGCGCGGAATGACCGCTCGCACCAGCATCTTTACGTACACCTGCCTGATCGCACAATGGTTTATGACCTGGCGGCATCGCAGGCCACGCAAAGTAGCGTATGGTTTACGCTGACAAGCGCATTGACTGGTTACAGCCAATACCGGGCCATGAATCTGGTGTGGGCCTATGACAAGTGGCTGATTGGCGACCCTCAGTCGTCGTCAATCGGATACATGACAGACACAATCGGAAACCATTGGGGCAGCGTGGTGCGGTGGGAGTTTGGCACGTCCATCATATACAACGAATCGATGGGCGCAATATTTCACTCGCTTGAGTTGGTGGCGCTCACCGGGCGCGTGGCGCTTGGCGTCAACCCGACAATCAATACGTCATACTCGCTGGACGGTGAAACGTGGAGCAACCCCAAGACCATCAACGCGGGCACCATAGGCGACCGGCGCAAGCGCTTGGTATGGTTCCGGCAGGGCAATATGCGTAACTGGCGCATACAGCGGTTTAACGGCACGTCTGACGCGCACCTGTCATTCTCACGGCTTGATGCCAAAATTGAGCCATTGGCGTTCTGACAATGGCCGAAAATAAACTCAACCTATCGCGCAACCAGCTTGCCGCATTCCTGAAAGATCACGAATCGGTCAAGCAATTCGAACGCCTGTTTTCGATTGCAAACGACATTGGGCCGAATGGCCTGAATGAAGTGCAGGTAGAGGCAGGCACGGCAAACGCAAAGGCTGACGAGGCTCTGGCGGCTTTGCAGCGCATTGCTGACGCTTTGGAGATGCTGTCCACAGCGCCGGCCATCGAGCGCAATAATTCGTTGGTGACTGATTACATCGACTTTGACAAGTTCGCGCCGTCGCCCGTCGCATCGGTTGGCCGCATGCGCTGGAATGACCAGGATGGCACAGTTGACATTGGCCTAAAGGGTGGCAATGTCACGCTGCAAATTGGGCAGGAGCAGCTCATCCATGCTGTAAACAAGACGGGCGCAGACTTGCTGGAGG